ACGTTTGCTGTACCACCTTTTGGTAATCGTATTGTAGAAGGACAAGCAACTGAAGCAGTCAAGTTCTACGGTAGAGGATACAAATTCAAGAACAGTGGTCTAAACGACAGATACTTTAGAACAATCAAAGATATCTCCGATCAGTTTGACGGAGTTAAGTTTGTATTCGATCTGTATTGGGAAGATGACGGTAGTGCTGTAAGATCTGATCCTAACGAGAACTTTATCGTAACTCTAAACGGTGTTGTTCAGAAAGCTAGAACAAAACCAGGCGAACCATTCGGTAACTCGTATGATATCGATAGAAGTGGAGATACCGATAAGATTATCTTCTCCAAACCACCTATCGACAATGAAGATCTCTATGGTCCTGCTGAAGAACTACCAGAAGAACTAAAAGTATATGAAAAGTGCTTTATCTACTCTGTTGGTAGTTATGAGCGTCTAACAATCCAGTCTGAACTCATTGAGTACAGATTTGGTGGACCATACCTTATTATTGATGAGGTTACTAACGAGATCAGGAAGATTGATAACTCTTCTTATGCTCTCGTCTTCATTGATGGTGTACTACAGAGAGAAACTGACTCCTACAGAATCGTAGGTCCAAACATTACATTTACTGACGATCTCATTGCTTATGAGATTGATAGTGGTGACAGAATCACCCAAGACATCAATATTATCCTATTGTATGGTAGAGATGTTCCTAGATCTCTAACATTCTATGATTACGAACTCAATACCTTTAATAATACTCTAATTGTTACCCTAGAGGGAACAGGTGTTTCAGCAGCGTTCAATGACGTTTATGCTTTCAACAGTCTTAACAAGAACTTCTTCAAGCAAGGAGACAAAGTTGTTGGTAAGGTATTCAATGTAAACTACATCAATGCCGATAAGGTTGAGGTTACATTCCAGAACCCAATCAACATCACTCTTACTCAAGATCCACTTGTACTAGTAAACCTAGAAGACCTTAATACTACTACAGTCGAGATCCCTGGCACTCCTGATAACCAGTCATATGATTGGGATCAAGAAATCAATGGTGATGGCGATCTTGTCCTAGACAGTAATGATGGTGCCGTCTTTGTCAATGGTACTATTAATGATCTACAGGTCAACCTAGTTCCTATCAATGCTCATGCTGGTAATCAATGGAAAATTGATATTGCCACACTAGGTAATCGCTTTGTACTACTAGATTCCCTAGATTACGTTGACAGAAACACCCCAACATATGCTGTAACTAATAACGGTTCTACAGGATTCTACTTTGATGGTAATACTGTTAATAACCCAACCCTAGACGTAACTTATGGCGATGTTGTTACCTTCGTTCTTAACCTAGGTGGAGCACACCAGTGGTATCTAACATCATCACAACCTCAGGCTGATTACCAACCTGGAGACGATGATGTTCCTCTGGAACTTACCCCTGGAGCAACACGTCAATCAGGTCAGGTTGTTCTTGACACTGTTGCTGCTGGTGCTACACCAGCAACATACTGGTATGTTTGTCCTAATCACCCAGTAGCGATGCAGGGTGAGATCCAGATCTCGGACTATGTTGGTGAATACTATAATGTAACATCTGGTGCTGGTAATGAGTTGAATCTTGCCATCACTGATGGTTCTATTGTCGGTAATAACAATGACAACGGAACTCTCACATGGGATTTGGATGAAACACACGTTGGTGTTTACTTCTATACTATTACTGGACTACAGAAGTATGGTTTCTTCACCGTTCTAGAAGAACTACAGGGAACACAGTTTGTAGAGCAGACAGCACCTAAGGAATTCCCTGTTGGTGGCACTTATGACATTTCGTTTGAATATAAACTCGATGAAGATGGTGACAGAGTTCTAGAAAGAAATGTTCCTATCTGGTTGTACGGAACCAAGAAAGCAAACGACGCTTGGAACAACAAAAACTCCATGACAGGTAATCTCCTACCAGGAGACCTAATTCTAATCGATGGTGAGTCCGAGTATCGTGAAGTTCTCGCTACTGGTGACACTGCTAAGACAAAGACATACCGTCCAGGTGACTATGTACATAGTGGATACTTCGGATCTGCTACTGTTACTGACTACACTGGAGATACCGAGGGTGTAGGTCTTAGTGTTACTGCTAATGTAAACGAGTTTGGTAACGTTACTACACTGAACGTTTCTGATGTTGAGTGGAACCAGCGTGACTTCCAACTATGGTTGGAGACTGGAATCCTACTACAACCAACAGCATACGAATACTACACAACACCAGTTCTACACTTCATTCCTGTTGATGGCAATGGTGGTGGAGCAAAGGCAGAAGTAATTGCTTATGGTGGTCAGATTCTTGACGTTGTAGTTACTGATGGTGGTAGCGGATACACACAACCACCAAAAGTAGTTGTAGCAAGACGTTATAAGAGAATTAAAGAGAATGCTCGTAAGATCGACACTCTTACCAAACTGACTATTGGTACTAAGGTATCTCTATTCACTGAAGTTACGTTCTCTGCTCAAGTCACCCTATTCGGTGATGCTGCTAGTTCTGGTGTTTTCTCCATCGCTTCTTTGGGTGGATTTGTTGCTGGTATTAACTCCAAGCAACAAATCACGTCAATGGTTCAACCTGAAGAGAACATTGTACGTATGAACGAGGTGACCGTTCTTCAGGTCGCTGCCAAGTCCGACGTTGTTTCTCAAGTATCCTTCGAGGCACTGGAAACGAGACGTGTTATTACTGCTGTTATCGGCGGTATTGTTGATACTGTTGCTATCAACACGATCTCTTCTACATCTGTATCTATTGATCTCCTTCTTGAAGTCGAAGCAGCAAAGGCATACAGAAAGCAGGAAAGAACCGAGTCTATCAATGGCGTTGGTACATTCCTCGATGCTCCAATGGGTCTTGCCGACACTATTGCTTACGTACCAACTACAGAAAGATTCCCAGATACTCCTTCCAGACTACGTATTGGTAGAGAGGTTATCTACTACACTGGTAAGAAGACAGACAGATTCACTGGTCTCACCAGAGGATATCAGTTCAGTATTAATGAAACTCACCAGGCAGGTGACATTGTTCTACATTATCCAGAGACTGTTACCCTCGTATCTGGTGGTGTCAATGTCATCCACAGCATCGGTTCCGTCTCGATGGCAACCACTGCTGAAAGGAAGTCCTCGGTACAATTCCAGATTATCAGTGAAGTTCAGTCTATTACCGATGTTGACATCAATCTCGTTGCCCAAGCACAGGTTGAAGCTCCTAAGACCTTCCAACCAGAGATCATTGAGCAGATCACGATCATCCCACCAACATCTGTCAGCATTGTAACGACAGTACATAGCACTAAGTCTCTTGTACGTCCTATCAATGCTCCATCTTCTCAGGTTACTGGTTCTGTAACTTCTCAGGTTGTATCTCTAACACAGAGAGATATTCAACTGACAGCAGAGAAGCAGATCGAACTAGAGTCTCATTCTCTCATCGTTACTGAGAACATTGGTGCTATCGCTGCTACTTCTAGCGCTACATCTAAGGTTGTCACCTCAGCATATAATAAGACAGACGAAATTACAACTGTCCAGAAGGTTACTCAACCTGGAGTTGTTGCTTCGTCTATTGTCCACACCACTGAAGTGGCAAGTCTTGATGCTTCTATCCAATCTACATCGTCTTCTGTTGTAACTTCGTCGATTGCTGCCACACTAATCCAGGTACAGTCGGCATCGGTTTCTCTAGCAGAACCATTTACAATGTTTGTTAACAGAGAGGTCACCTCTTCTGTCCAAGATATAAATACAACCTCTACCAGATTCAGCATGATTCTGGGTGGAGGATTTGGTATTGATCGAGCATCTACCAGTGAAATCGACTACAGAAGTGCCGTTGTTGACTATATTATTGAAGACGTAGTTCTTGAAACATTCATTAAGAAGAGAGACACTAGTATCGTCACTCTTGCTGACCCATATAATGAGGTTATCTATCGTGATGGTTCTACAATTCAGGTTATCAACCGTAACCAGTTTGTACCACCTGGATTTGAGAGATACAGTCTCGGCAACGCTGGACACAATCTCAATACTTTTGAAAATACAGTCAACGTCGATCAAGGTATCAACGTTGCTATGACGATTGAGACTATGGATCAAATGTATCCTGACCTCACACTTCGTGACTTTGAACTAAGAAATCAATCCGCTCTCCTTGCTAATGGAGACAGATTTAACGTTGCTATGCCAACATATCAACAACCTGCCACAACATCCACAATGGCTGGCACCCTAAATAATGGAGTAACAATTACGGTAGGAAAGACTACCAGTTTTGCCGACGAAGGTTTCATCTTTACTGAGAGTGGAAACGTAGTCGAATACACAAGCAAAACTGAAACGTCATTCGTTGGATGTACCGTCATCCGCGGGGGAGTTACCATCTCGAATGGTGATCTGATTGTTCCCTTCCAACTTGTATAAATATAAATACATCAGACAAATTTCAATTACAGAGAGATCATTTCAATGGCTGCTATTATCTCAGACAAATTTAGGATTTTTAATGCTACCCAGTTCCTTGAGTCGCTGTCTGAAGGCAGCAGTGATACTGGCGAAGAACGTACTAGAATGTACTTCTTTGTTGGTAGACCTCAACGCTGGGACGCATACATTGAACTTTTCAACCAATCCAACACCGCTTTCGTAGCGGGACAGGAAGTTTTCGTTGGCGCTAACTACGCTAGCGCTACTTTCAAAGCGGAAATTAGAGAAGTATACGAAAATTCCTTACTTGTCCACAACATCGGACCTACAACCGCTTCCACCCCTGGCACTCCAGGAACCAATACCCTTAAGGCGTGGAACGGCACTGCCGAAACAGGTGCTACTGCCCTGACTGGCGTTTATCGTTACGCCACAGAGGACGTTCCCCCTGTACCCCTGGACAACCAGACTGAGAAGTATGGTATCTATGACGATATTATCGCTGCTAAGCGTATCACTACCGACTTTGCTCGTAGTGTGATCCGTCGTTTCAACTGGGATCAAGCAGCAAACCCAATCTTCGACATGTGGAAGCCTGACTATTCTACTACTCCTGGTAGTGGTGGTCAGATCGGTAAACCATCAGCAACTGGTGCTACCAGCATTGCCGATGCTAAGTATTACCTAATCAACTCACAGTATGAGGTATTTAAGTGCCTCTACAACGGTGAAGACTTCACCGCTGGTGGCGCTACTGCTACCAACGAACCAAAGACCACACCTTCTGCTGGTCAAGGTTCATTTGCTAACGGCATCTTCAAGGAAGATCCAGGTGCTGCTGGCAAATACATCTGGAAGTACATGTACACCATCCCAACCGATGACGTACTTCGCTTCCTCTCTACAGACTTCATGCCAATCGTCCTTCCTGGCGAAGCATCCCGTACTGCTACCGAAGCTCTTGCTACTGGTGCTCCTAATGCTATCGACGTTCTCTATGTTGAGAATGCTGGTGGTAACCTACCTAACGGTACATTCTATGCTCCTATCGTCGGTGATGGCACTGGCGGTGTTGCTAAGATCACCATCGGTTCTCAGGCAATCACTGAAGCAGTCGTCGAAGATGCTGGATCAGGTTACACCTACGCTACTGTTCCTCTAGCTAATGGCGCTACAGTTGCTGGTGCTCCTTATGGTCTTTACACCGATGCTGGTCTAACCTCCGCTGCTTCTGGCGTTGGCAGCACCTCAACTGGTGCTATCGAAGTAATCCTTCCTCCACAAGGCGGTCACGGTGCTGACTTCGAGCAAGAATTGAACGCTAAGCGTGTCATGACGAACATCCGTCTGACCTACGCTGAAGGTTCTGGCGACTTCCCTGTTGATAACGACTTCCGTCGTATCGGCATCATCAAGGACCCAAGAGTCCCTGGTGCTGGTGGCGCTGCTGGTGCTTATGCTACTGCTCCTACACTTAACGGTGTATATGCTGCTAAGATCACTGGTGCTACTGCCGACTTCAACGTTGACGAGCAAATCTCCCAGACTACCGCTAACGGTGGTACTGCTAAGGGCACCGTCGTTTCTTGGACACTAGACAGCGGCAACCCTGGTCCTGGTGGAAACGGCGTCCTCAAGTGGATCCAGTCTCCTGACCTTCACACCGACAACGGTGCTGTAAGAGAATTTGAAGCAAGTGGTTCTGAAAACATCACTGGTGCTTCCTCTCTTGCTGAAGGTGGCGTTACTCTTGGTAACACTGCTTCACTAGAAGGTGTCACTTTCGCCAACGGTTTGGCAATGCCAGAGATCTACAATAACTCTGGTGAGATCATCTACGTTGAGAACAGAAGACTAATCACCCGTGCTGCTGACCAGATTGAAGACATCAAACTAGTTATCGAGTTCTGATTTCTTTTTTACTCCGCTAAATACTTGAACGACATAGTAGTGTAATTGGCGGAGTACAATGCCACAAAAGACCAATCTTAATGTAGCACCTTATTTCGATGACTTCGATAAGGGAAAGAACTTCTATAAAGTTCTTTTCCGTCCAGGTTATTCTATACAAACAAGGGAACTTACCACGCTCCAATCGATTCTCCAGAATCAGGTTGAGAGTTATGGTAGGTTCCTTTTTAAGCAGGGACAGCAGGTAATTCCTGGAGAGGTTGGTTTGAATACCAACCTAGATTTCGTCAAGTTATCTTCTGTATCAGAAGTTGCTGTTAGCGAAGGTGGACAGGTTGTCTACAAGAAGTATGACATCAAAAACCTGATCAACACTCAACTTCAGGGACTGAACTCTGGCGTCATTGGTCGTGTCGTAGGTGCCGAGTATGGTTCTGATGTAGAAGCAGATACTGTTTTTGTAAAATACACTACAAGTGGCGATGCCAACAACGAGTCCACCTTCAGACAAGGTGAAACTCTAGAAGTTCTTGGTGGCGTCAACACACCTCTACTTGTCGTAGGTACAGATGGTAGCGTTCTACCAACTAGTATCAATGTCACCGATCCTGTTACAGATACAGTGACAACCCTACAAAGTCCAGCAATGGGATTCTCCACTGCTGTTGAAGTACAAGAAGGTGTTTATTTTGTTAACGGCTTCTTTGTCAGGAATGACAAACAGTTGCTCATCGTCAACAAATATTACAATCAAGCATCTGCTAAGGTTGGATTCTCGATCAAAGAAGAGATCGTAACCCCAGAGGAAGACGCTTCCTTGTATGACAATGCAAGAGGATATTCTAACTCCTCTGCTCCTGGAGCACATAGACTCAAACTAAATCTAAATCTGGTTCAGTTTGATTACAATGCTGCTACCGATAAGAATTTTATTCAACTCCTCCAGATCAATAGAGGTAAAGTAGAGAAGCAAGTTAAGAGTGCTGACTACACCCTCCTAGAAGAGACACTAGCTAGAAGAACATTTGACGAGTCTGGTGACTACGTTGTAGAAGACTTTAATTTTGATATTAGAGAGTTCTACCAGAGAAACAACAATGCTGGTGTATATCGCCTAAATCCAGAAACTAATCTAGTTAAGAATTACACAACAGTAGAAGCAGACGGTAAGATGCTCCTAAGTGTAAGTTCTGGTAAGGCATATGTCAAAGGATTTGAGATTGTCAACAAAGAAACCAAGGAGATCGAACTCAATAAGGGTAGAGATACACTGTCAAGAGACAATGTTACCCTCAAGACTAAAGGTCTGCCTGAGTTCAACATCACTAACCTCTTCGGTTCTGTCCCACTAAACACTGTTGGTGATACCCTAACTGGATATCCAACTATCGCTTTGAATGCTGTATTCAATGACGGTACAGTAGGATTCAATGGTCTACAGGGAGACGACTACTACAGAACTACTATCAATAGAAGGTCACAGCAATTTGATCTCAAGCAAGGTATCAAGACACTGTATATTGATGTAATTGGAACTCAACCTGTTACCCCAGATCAACTACCAGACAAAATCTGGTTTGTTACCCAAAGAGGAACTAACGTTACTGAAGGTAAGTATGCTGATGTTATCGGCAAGGGTATTGTTAACCGCCCTGAAGTAAACACAGCGACTAATGCTTTCTTTGCTGAACTAACTATCATCGGTGATAAGGGTGTATTTGATGAGTTCCTTAAGGAGTATGATGATGGTGAAGCAGACCTGAGAAGGTTTGTTTATGGAACACAGACTGATATGGAATCCTCCACGAATCCATACGGTTCGATTGTTGACTACAACAACACCATTACTCCAACCATCGGTCTTGCTAAACCCAAGAACCTGAGAATGCTTAGAGTTGGTAATGGATTCAACCCTGATAGTGACATCGTTATCTCTAAAGGTAGAGATGGATCTCTCCAACCATATAACAGCACATTCGGATTTACTTACTTCAACCCAACATTCTTTACTAGATTGCTTCTAGAAAGAAGAATGGAAGCTAACACATTCAAGAATGGTAAGTACATCTATGGTAAAGAGTCCAAAGCATATGGTGTCATCGAGAATGATGATGACGGACAGTTCTCTGGTATCTCTACTCTATTCGTAACCACATTGTCTGGTCAGTTTATTCCTGGCGAAACAATCATTGATGAAGAGAACAATGCCATCAAGATTGCTAAGAACGATACTATCTCTCATTTTATTGTAAACAAGAGAGGTTCTACATACCCATCTACAGTTCAAATTAAACTGAATGGTACTACTTTCGACCAATCCAAGATTGCTGTCGGCACATATGGTAGTGCTATCACCAAAGTTACAGTTGAGGATAGAGCAAAGGTACAGAATGTGTACTCTGCTCCACCTGTTGTTACTTTCGACACTGAAGATGAGAATCAGTCTGACAAGGCAGTAGTTACTCCTGTTCTATTCAAGGATACTGTTCTTACATACAACCCACAGAACGTCAAGTCTTTCCAAGCACTGTATAACGACTTTAAGTTTACTGCTGACGTTGACTTCAGTTCTACCTCCTTCTCTGTCTACACACAGATCAGTGACTTCACCTTCTTCGGTGGAAAAGGCAGAAAGTATATCGAGTGTAATGGTTTCGGAGCAGACATCTCTGGTCAACTGGTACAGGGTGACATCATCCAGTTCACTGACTCTGCTAACAACACTATTAAAGAAGTTGTACAGACAGTAACTTCACCAGATGGTATCCAGAAGTCTAGAATCTACTTTGATTATGCTCTACCTAATGATGTACAGAACGCTACCATCATTAAGATCCGTCCAAGGATCTCCAATGCTGCTGCTACCCTAGTATTCCCAACAGGTAGTAAGCAAGTTGCTTCGTTGATTAACGATAGCAGCAAGACCAACTTTAAGTATCATGTAAGAAAGGATTTCGTTACTGATCTATCTTCTAGTGGTGGTGTTATTACATTTACTGCTCAACTTCCAGTTGGTACACAGAAGTTTGTTGGATACAATCAAGAAAACTTCCTATTCACAGTTTTGAACAAGGGTTCTTCTACCGCTGTAGACAATGGCGACATCGTTTATATCGATTCTCGTTATATCGAAGTAGAAGAGTCTATTGTCACACCAAACGAAGTTTCTGCTGGTGCCTTTAGAGTTAAGGATCTCCCATCAAACTACTTCGGTCTAATTTCTGATAGCAACTACCCAACACTTAAGTTGACTGCTACTGTAGAAATTCAGGAAGCACGTCCTAGACTCAAGACTGCTATTAGAGACAGAAGAATCATTGTTGTATCTTCTGGTGACCGTGTTATCCCATTTAGAGGACAGGATTACGATTCTGATATCATCCAGACATTCTCTTATGCTGACGCTTTCAATCTGAAGTATGTCTATGAAGGAACTACATCTAATCCACCTAGCGTAGATAGTGCTGGTAATCTAGTCAGTGGTACTGACGTTACCTATAAGTACAACTTCGACAATGGTCAAAGAGACACATACTATGACGTTGCTAGAATTGTACTGAAGCCTGGTTTCGATGCTCCTACTGGTCAGTTGGTAATTGCTTTCGATTACTTCGAGCATTCTGCTGGTGATTTCTGTACTGTTGACTCTTATCTCCATGAAGCAGGTGTTCCTGCCGATGAGATTCCTCTATTCAACTCTGCTGTTAACGGCGTTGTACCTCTAAGAGATTGTCTTGACTTCAGACCTAAGGCTGATAGCAATACAACAATCACTGGTTTCCAGGATACATCTATTGTATCTCTGTTTGATACCACTGATTACATCACGTTTGTCGGTGAAGGTGGTGTTCCAACTCTAACTCCCGCTCCAGATCTAAATCTTCCCTTCACCGCTTCTTTCTCCGAGAAGCAATACCTAGATCGTATCGATGGTCTATTCCTCACTAAGAAAGGTGAGTTTATCGTCAAAGAAGGTAACTCTTCACTCAACCCATCCAAACCAGAACCTGTAGATGATGCTGTAGCACTCTGCTACCTACACATCCCTGCTTTCACTAAGAGCAGCAAAGATGTACGTCTAGTCCCTGTGGATAACAAGCGTTATACCATGAAGGACATCGGCAAACTGGAGAAGCGTGTTGAGCGTCTGGAGTATTACACCTCCCTCAGCATCCTTGAGCAGCAAGCACTGAACATGCAGATCAAGGACAGTGTTGGTATCGACAGATCTAAGTCTGGTTTCCTAGTTGATAACTTCGAGACCCATAGAGTTGGTAACCTCAAGTCTGTTGACTATAAGTGTGCTATTGACACACAACAGTCTGTTCTCAGACCACAAAGCAAGGAAGATAGTCTTGCCCTTAGAGAGATCAACACCAGAGATGACCAGAGAGTTGTCGATGGATACAGAATCAACGATAACGTTGTAACTCTACCATTTACTGAAGTTGAACTCCTTGGAAACAAGAACGCTACCAAGACAATCAACCCCAACCCATTTGTTGTCATTCAGTATGTTGGTGAGTCTGTAATTACACCACAGCAAGACTCCTGGTATGACCAGTCTATTGCTCCTCTAGTAACAGACTCCAATACGAAGATGAATAGCATCTTCCTGGCAAAAGACAATCTGTCTGATGCTTATTCTTCTATCTACAACTCGTTTATCATTAACTGGTGTGGATCTGATCAGGCATTCGGTAATATCGAATCGTTTGCTAATGTCAATTCTGAAGATGTAGAAGCAACTGTTGAATCTGCTGCTATCGCTAGTTCCTCTAACGTCAGTCCTCAGAACAATGAGATTGGTAAGGGTATCAATACTAAGAGCGTTGGTGGCAAGAAGATTGCTACATCTCTACAGTTCTTTGCTAGATCTATTCCTATCAAGTTCACTGTCAACAGACTGAAGCCTAATACTAGAGTCTATCTGTTCATGGAAGGGCGTGACATCAATGCCTGGGCGGCAGCTGATACTCGTTTCACTGGTGTTCCTACCAATTCCCTATCCACCTTCGGTTCTGCTCTCACAACCGATTCTAACGGCAACCTGAGTGGTCTCGTTTTGGTCCCAGCAGGTCTGGCACCACTACAAAACAGCAGATGGACAGGTAATGCTGACACTGTACAGTATGATCTCTCCAGTGAAGAAATTAGATTCACTGCTGGTCTTAAGACCCTGAGATTCACATCTAGTGCTACCAATGAAGAGAAGGCAGGTGTTGACACCTATGCCGAGGTTAAGTTCTATGCTACAGGAGCACTACCATCCAATCCTCCTAGCATCACATCTACTGCTGCCGCTTACTTCAAGGCAAATGAAGGTGTACAGTTGGTTGACAGCAACACTGACAACCCAATCAAACCAAATCCACTGGCACAAACATTCAAGATTGAGAACCAAGAGGGTGGCATCTTCACCACCAGTGTAGATCTCTACTTCCAGAAGAAGAGTGAGTCTATTCCTCTTAGAGCATATCTCACTGACATCACCTCTGGCAAACCTGGCAAGAACATCATTCCAGGTACACAAGTGTCACTCAACCCAGAGACATATCTGAAGATCTATGTTACAGGTGAGTCTGAAACTATTACCATCGCTAAGGATGAGATGGTAACAGGTAAGAACTCCAATGCTTCTGGTCCTGTCTACAAAGTATTTGATGGAAACAACGTAAGAGTCGGTGACGACACTAGCGATACCTTCCAACTCAACAAAGATCAGGTCTACACACTTGTTCTTAACAACCACAATGGCACATCGTTTAAAGCGAACGAACCACTAGAGTTGACATCTGTCACTCAGTACAACAATGCCAACAACACGACCATTGGTCTATTCATTGCTAAGGATTCTGGTAAGATTTCTGATCTAAGAATCAGCAACATGGGTGAGAACTACGAGTCAGCAACAATGACTATCGAAAGTCCTCAACTCCCTGGTGGATCTTCTGCTACTGGTTCTATCTTCATCTCTAACGGTAATGTCTACAATGTAGAGGTTGCTTTGAATGGACGTGGTTACACCGAGGCACCTTCTGTTGTTGTCAAGGGTGTTGGAACTGGTGCTGCTGGTGCTGTAATCGAATCTGTTCTAGAAATCGATACACCTGCTGTGAGAATGGGTATTGCCACTGACAAAGCAGGCGGTACACCTTCTATCACACCAACCAGATTCCCATTCAGACATCCTGTATATCTACAGAACAATACAGAGTATGCTCTGGTAGTTGAAACTGATTCTATTGAGTATGAACTGTGGGCATCACAACTTGGTGAGATCGAAATCTCCACAAGCAATATCGTTACCACACAACCTGCTCTAGGATCTGTCTATAAGTCTCAGAACACTGATGATTGGTCCGAAGATCTCTACGAAGATCTCAAGTTCGTACTACATCGTGCCGAGTTTGACATCAATTCTGACTGTGAGATCGAAGTTGCTCCTGAACCTCTTGGATACGAGAAACTTGCTATCTCCCCATTTGAGACTAGTGTTCGTTCTGCTACTAACGCTACATCTCCTCTGTTTAAGAATAACAATTCTATTGTTAAGGTTACACAAAGAGACCACGGATTTGAAGATAGCGGTAACTCCTATGTCTTCTTCAGAAATACAGAAGATGTCGGTGGTATCTCTGCTGTCACACTAAACAACGGTTTGTTTAGAGTCAGCAACAGTGGTATTGACTCATACAACATCACAAGTCCAAATGGTGCTGGTTCCAGCGTAATTGGTGGTGGTGGAGAAGTTCTTGCTACATACAACAGAAAGTACGAAAGACTCTTTGCTCAAGTTCCTTATCTACAACTAGATGGAACCAAGATTAAGTCTATGGTTTCCACAACCGATGTAGTTCCTGTTGATTCAAATACCAAGAACTACACCTCATACAGTGTTGTTGATTACGAGAAGACATTCCTGAATGAAGAGCACTTCTTCACCAACCAGAAACTCATTGCTTCTAGAGTCAACCAAGTTGTCAACGGTGTCAACCAGAGTCTCAAGTATAAGTTTAAGTTGTCCTCTACTAACAGTGCCCTCTCACCAGTCATCGACTTGAGAACCGCTACTGTTAAGACTGCTTCTAACAGAATCGAGAACGCCACTGGTTACGAGGATCGTTTCGGTAAGAGAGATCAAGTTGTTAGATTCCTACCATTGTTTACATTCAACCTTGCTATCACTGGTGCTAACGCTGGTGAAATTGGTGAGGGTAAGACACTAGTTGGTGCTACATCTAAAGCAGAAGCTCTAATTACAGAATATGCTGACGGTATTGCTAACGTAAAACTAAGAACAGCAACTGGATTCCAACTAGGTGAATCTGCTTCCTTGTTCGATGCTGGTGGTACTGAAGTACAAAGCGTTGGTATCACAGTTTCCCAGATCAGTTCTATTCCGTTCGGATTCTCTGTAGGATCTAACGTTGTTGCTGTCTATCCTCAAGATTCTGATGTCACTTATGCCAACAGAATTAACGGTAAGGTAATCCTCTGGGATGCTGAAGATTCAACTCTTGTTCTTGAGAACTCCTACACACCAATCAACAACAACTACACAGCTGCCGTCGCCAATGACGATGTGTATGCTAGAAAGGCAGTAGCTGCTGATCAACAACCCGATATCTTTAGAATCGGAGACGTTGTTGCTTCTACAGGTGACGACACCCCAGTGTTTGTCGAAGTTGCCGAACTGTCTTACTCACGTGGTGTAGATTACGTTGCTGAAACAGATGCTTCTAATAGTTCTTCTGTTGCCAAGTATGTCACCAAGGAAGTTGGTATCAACAACCCTGGTACTTCTATTGATGTCAGAACTACAGTCAATCTAACTGATGTAGAAAATATCAAGATCTTCTACAAACTTAGAGAATCTTCTAGTTCTGTAAACTTCACTGATGCTAACTGGATTCCATTCAATGTTGATGGTAACCCAGACTTTGATAATCTTGCTACCCCAACAAACTCGATCTCTGGTCAGTTTGAGAAGCAACAAGATTATCAAGAGTTACAATTCAGTGCTGCTGATCTTCCTGAGTTCACTTCATTTGCTATCAAGGTTATCTTGAAAACAGATAACCCAGCATATGTACCTAAGGTCCAAGACCTACGTGTTGTCGCTTCTTACTAATGAAATTTTTAAAAGTTGAAGGTCACGAAAATCTAATTCGTGACCTTGAAACTGGTGCCATAATCAACACCGAGAAAGCAGTTCGTCAGAACTTTTCTCAGACATTCAACGGAGCCCTTAAGGACATAAATACCTTGAAGGAAGAAATATCTGAAATCAAACAACTATTAAGAGAGATAGTCAACAATGTCGGTTCTTAGACAAGTAGCAAAAACAGATACCTTTGAGAAGCAAAGGCAGGTTATTAATGCTATTGCATCGGATTTGTTTAGCATTGGAGCTGGCGGTAGTGACCTTTCGACGGGTAATCTAAAACTAGGCGATGGTACTAAGGATGAACCATCACTATCTTTCCTAAGTCAAGGAACGTTGGGTCTGTTCAGACCTGAGCAGAACAACATGACTTTTGTGTCTGACACAAAAAGAATCTTTGCTTATGATGCGTCTTCTGCTTACTTCTACAGAAACTTCGTTCTACAGAAAAACGAACTGACCACAGATGGTCTAAGTATTCAAAACGCTGGTCAGGATTACGACCCTGGTGCCTACCAGAACATTACCGTCTTTGGTGGTACTGGTGCCTCTGGTGAAATTGCTATCACCATTGTTGCTTTTGGTGGTTCAGTAACCAACTCTGGTAGTGGTTATTCATTCACTGGTGCTGGCGGTCTAGGTGGTGGCGGCAGTGAGGAGTTTAACAATGTCGTGTTCACAACCAGTGGAAGTGGTACTGGCGCTAAAGGTAACGTAACTCACTCAAGCGGCAGTCTTACCGCTGTTCAGTTCACAGAATTTGGTAGTGGATATGCTATCGGTGACACTTTGGGTATGCCACCTGATGTTGTCAACGTAACTGCTACAACAACTACAGGCTCTGCTGACATTGTACTTTCCAGCACTGCTGGCATTTATGATGGTTGGGAGATTGTCGTAGTAAGCACCTCTGGTGGTGGTGATCTAGAAGTTCCTACAGATGCTCTGTCAGGAGCAGTTCTCCCAATCACAGTTCAGTCTGTATCAGGATTGAACACAACAGATATTACAACTAACACTGTTGGTACTGCCGATGGTACTATTACAGTATCATTTAGAGCGCCATGGGATAACGTAAATGGCGGCGGATTTGAATACACGATTAATAAAGTTGGTGTTGCTGATTCAGTAGCTGTAGATACTCCTGGTAATGGATATACAATCGGCGATGTACTGACTATCAATGCTTTAGATCTTACTCAACCTATTGATCTAACTGTATCTGCTATTCAAGTTCAGCAAGTAACATTTGCTTCTGCTGTTTCTGGTGTTGTTGTTGGTGCTTCTGTTGAGGCAACCGATCCTAATAGCGGTGGTATTGGTGGTGGCGGTGGTGGTATTGGTGGTGGCGGCGGTGCCAGCACTGATCCAAACGTCGGTACAATTATTGAAGTTAATAGTTCCACAGACTTTGTTATCAGGTGGACCACAGGTAATGCTTCTGCTGGTTATGAACTTGCTGTCAATGGATCTGGAAATGATGTCATTGATACCCTAGAAGATAAGAATAGATTTGGTATTGATCAGGATGATGGTAACGGAGAAGTTCTGTACCCTGATCTAACCTTCTTTAAGAATAACAGATATAGATTTGATATCTCTTCTGTCGGTGGTGCTCACCCACTAAGACTGAGTATTCACCCAGATGGTATCCACAATGTAGTCTCTAAGAACATCACTCTTAGTGATTCATCAAAGATTCTCAGTGTAAACAACACCACTGGTATTCTGGTTGGCATGGAAGTCCAATCAAATAACGACGACATTAGTCAGACTGGACAGATTACAAACGCCAAGGTTGTAAGTATAGACGCTGTTGGTAACACAGTAACTGTCGATACTTTCCCGACTGCTGCTGGTAATTCTATCGTAGAATTCAAAGGTGTTCAGTATGATGGTTCAGAATACGACGGCGCTGTAACTGATAGCGACTACGTTGTAATTTCCCCAACAGATGAAACTCCAGGAACTCTGTATTACTATTGTGAGACCCACCCAGATATGGCGGGTAATGATGGTAATGAAGCAGAGATTACTATCAACTATAACAACCCCAAGACATTTGGTACTGGACTAGAAGTTCTGGTTACTGACGTTGTTACAACTAACACAGTTAAGGGTGATGTTGCTACTGGTGACTTTGAAGTTCAGAAGATTTCAGGAACCACGGTTGAAGTAGAAGATATTACGACAACCAATATTACATCAACTCTTTCTACAACTGATAGGGTCAAGACACCTATCCTTTCGTTGGAACAGAATGCTGACGGTACTGATCTAACAACAATTACTGCTGTTGCTGGTGCTATCGATCTTGGTGGTACTTCCTTTAAGATTGGTGATAAGTTTACTGTCACTGGTGACACAGGAACTATTAATACTGATGGTATTATCAAGACTACCAATCAGTTGAACGTCAATGACTTCATCAAGATCACTGACAATAACATTGAGTCTACACTCAACAATAACATTAAACTGACACCAGCACCTAATAAGATTGTCAAGGTTGATGCTACAACTGCTCTCTGTGTACCATCTGGTGTAACCAGTCAAAGACCTACATCAGGTACTGTACAAAACGGTTCGATCAGATTTAACAGTGAGACCAATCAGTATGAAGGTTACAGTGATCTATCGGGAAGTGGAATTTGGTCTTCTCTAGGTGGTGTTCGTGACGTTGACGGTAACACCTATATTACCGCTGAAGAATTTGTTGGCGCTAACGACAACACTCTGTACTTCTATACTGACGATAACAACGCTGCTAGACTTAACAGTAATTATCTAGACTTCTGGAATACTAAGAAGATTAGATCTGCCAATACCACGGCACCCGATTACTTCAACTATGCTCCAAACATCCCAATGCCATTGGGAGCATATACGAAGTATAGAAACAACATTTATGAAATTACTAATGCTGGTACATCTGGTACGTCAGGTAACGAACCAACTCATACCACAGGAACACAACCTAATGGTAGTGCCGAACTGACATGGCATTGCTTGGCGGTAGGACCACTGACATTTGAAGAGATTGAAGAACTTAGAATCGCCCCTGTTGGTGGTACAGCACTGTCGATCAATGGTGATCTAAGACTTGAGAACGCTAGAATCTCTACAGATATTTCTGACCTGACTATCGATCCAAACTCTGGTAAGAGAGTTATCATCAATGCTGCCACTCACCTCCAGATCCCTGCTGGTACTGAAGGACAAAAGAGTACAGGTACAGCAGCTGCTGGTTCGATCAGATATAACACAACCATTCTTCAGTATGAAGGATACAACGGATCTTCTTGGTCTTCCTTGGGTGGTGTTCGTGACGTTGATGGCGACACCTTCATCAAACCAGAAGTAAGTCCTGGTAGTGATGAGGACACTCTGTATTTCTTTAATACAAACGTCCTATCGATGCAACTGACTCCTAACAAGTTGGAGTTGCTTGCTGTAGATACTTTCGAGTCTGTTGATGCTATCAACTTTAACTCACCTGCTATCACTACAAACAATCTTGCTACTACACTAGATACTACTAGTGCTACAAGAACTCGTTTCACAACTATCAGAAGTGAGTATGAGATTGGTTTCAATCCAACTGGTCTAGCAAACGAAACACTTCTAAGATTCAATGAGTCTGGCGAAGTCTGGATCAATAGAGGTCTGGGTAGTGGTGGAACCGAAAGTTATCTAAGAGTTCTAGATGGAGATCTAGAGACATTTGAACTAGAAAGAACCAGACAGAGCTCTGTCAAGGTTGCTATGGAACGTGGTGTTGTTAACTCTGGTACTGCCACAATCTATGATCCTACCACCGCCATGGGGGCAAAGGTTCATCTAATTGCTATGAACAAAACTACTGGCGACAAAGAAAGTATTGAATATAGTGTTATTGACAAGGGAACCGATATCGAATATGTAGAAATTGGCAACCTCAAGACAGGCGCTGACATCATTGATACCACTTTCAACTTCGCTGTCAGTGGTGAAGTGAGACTGAGTATGACACTGAATACTGCTCTGGCAACCAATAACTTAATCGATGTAATCGTAGTCACCAACGCTATCAAGAAATAACAATGGCAATTAACTTAAAAAACCTAGATTCATTTGGAGGGTTTTCTATCGGCGATTCTACGATTGTCGATTCAGACTCTAACATTAAGAATGTAAACACTCTGGAGGTTAGGAATACACACTATACCGATAGTCATTCTCAGCATTTTATTTTGAGAGGATTGAACACAGCAACTCTATCGCTGGACACCTCCTCAACGTCTATTTTTATTCCTTCCAACACAATTAGTTTCATTACAGCAAATGTAATTGCCGTAGCAGAAGCAGGCAACGGTGTACTAACAATGAAACTAGAATCCGCCGTGAGCACTAGTGCTGCTGGCGCATTAACAGAATTATCTACTATGGAAACCATCATTAGAGATGATGTTCCAGCAGCAGAATCATGGACTATTACTCCATTCACCACAGGTGCCCTAAACAGGTTCAGTTACAATACCGTTAAGTCTGGTTCTAACATTGCTGTTAAGTGGTTTGTATACGTCCAAGTTGCTACTATCGACTGGAGTTGATGCTAAATAGATAGAGAATAAAATCGATCAGCTGGGGCTGGATAAAAAATGAGTTTTCAGTTTAATTCTGATAAGGAACGTATCAGGGGTATAAACCCAACGATTTACGGTGAAAATTCCATCCTGTTCAGGGCAGGAACAGGGTCCAACGAGAAAGAAGTATTTCGTGCCCAGTTAGACGCCACTACTGGTGGTGGTCGTGTAGGTATTAATAGAACTGGTAGACGAGTCGAACGTATCGACGTGGACCTTGGTGGTACTGGATATGTCCAGGCACCATCCGTACTGGTTGCCGAACCCGATCTTCCAGGTGGTATCCGTGCTCTAGCATCTGCTGAACTCACAGCAGGTAGCGTTTCGAGAATTCTAGTTGAAGATCCTGGTGATGGGTATTCCCAGCCTCCCGTCATTACGATCTCTGGTGCAACTGGTGCTGGTGCTTCAGCAACTGCTGTTCTTGATACTGTTGATTACGAACTTGATATCAACGGTGCTATCAGAACTTCTACGTCTATCATTTCTGATACGGCGAGAATCCTTAACCTGGATATCGATAACTTCGTTACTTCTAATGCACAATTTAGAGCACCTAACCTAAAGAACTATCAGAATGGTGGTGGTACTCCTTGGCAGGCAGAAACCCTAGTTCCAAAGAACTCTTACAGATATTACAACATCTACGTTTATCAAGCGATGAACGTGGGTACAACAGGACTACAACCTCCTACCCATGCTGATGGTACAGAACTGAATGGAACTGTTCAGTTCAAGCACATTGGTATTAGAGAAAGTCTGCCCGATGCAGATTTCTTTAACCAGACTGGCGACTCTGGTATCTTCCCCCGTTCAGTCACACCTCTACTTGGTGATAGATCGGATGCTATTGCTACCACCGAGTATGTTCTAAACCTAGCAACCAACGACGTTGGTGGTAGAATCTACGTTTCGGAACAGATTGGTTCTGACTCTAACGACGGTCGTTCACCAGTTAACCCAGTTAGAACGATTAAGAAAGCATGTCAGTTAGCGTGGGAAACGCCTGGCGTCAAAGAGACGATCATCGTTGCTGGTGGTAACTACGAAGAAGATAACCCAATCTCCATTCCACCAGATGCTTCGGTTGTTGGTGACAACCTACGTCTGGTTATCATCCGTCCTAGAAACGAAAGAAAGCACATCTTTAAGTTCGGTGATAAGAACTACGTTATTGGTGTTACCTATCGTGACGCTATTGACTCCCTAGGTGACTCTCAGTTCACCTGGGATTACGCCATGGTGTTCGACGATAAGCAAAGAGTTATCGTCGATACTACAGCAGGTGGAGACTTTGATCTACCATTCCCAGTTGGTCATCAGGTATTTGGTGCTGATAGATTCCGTGCTAGATTCTCGGAAAACGGTGGTCTAACAAACCTACAGGTAGGTCAGAAGATCTTTGGTGTTAACTCCCTATCTGTTGGTACAGTATATGCTGTCACATTTGACATCACTGATCTCAGTAATGGATTCCACCACCTTGCTGGTGAATTTGACTTTACCGTTGACTTCGGTACATTCAACATTGGTGAGACATTTAGATATGGTGGTCCTGGAACAGAAGAATATAAAACTAATGTAGATCTAGATGTAGGCGATCTAATTTGGAACCTCGGTGAAGAAGTATATGAGGTAACAGTCGCTGGTACATCAGGTACATCTGCTCCTACACACGACACTGGAGCGGAAGATGCTACAGAGGGTACTGCTGAGTTCACGTATCTAAGAGATGCTTACTCACTGATTGCTCAAGACATTAGATCAATTAGATCTGAGGGTGAGGTTGTCTTCTCTAACGATGCTGATCTAGAAGGCGAACCAACCAACTCAATTACACGTATTGACTTCTCACTAGCAGGAAGCGGAACCCTTGGTGGATTCGGCGAACCTTCTGTTGGTGTCAACGGTCCTACAGAAGACAATGGCGGCATTGTTATCTACACCAACCCACTGACGGGTAGACAAGGTATTCACGACTTCAAAGATGGTGAAGAAATCTTCATCAGTGGTCTACTTGCTGACGGTGGTGCTGAAGACCTTTCCTGGTTGAATGGTTACCAGAGAATCTATAAGGTTCTAGACGATGCTGATGGTCGTGCCCGTCGCTTCATCATTCCTAAAAAGATTCCTGATGTCGGTGGTGTTCCCCAGTTCACCCAGTCCGATTATGATCCTGGAGCTAACGCTAGAGTAACTAGTGCTTCCAGAAATATCACGTTCACACTGCTAAACTCTCCACAGAAATTCTCTGTATCTCCTCCTGTAGCAAGAAGATTCCAGGATGCTTGCCTACAGATTAGAAACAATATTGACTACATTGCCGACGAAGTTGTAGGTAAGGTCAACGATCAATTTAAGAAAGATCATTACTCTGTATATGACATCGGTGGTACGCCATCTTCTCAGTTCACCCCTACAAACGTACAGTACAATCCATCTAACGGCGAAGCGATCTTCACTGTTGCTGGTCATGGTCTAAGCGTTGGTGATGGTGTTAAGATTGCCGACGAGTCCATCACACTTGTATGTGGTATGGACAACTATGCCACAGAGCACAAAGCTCCACTAGCACACCACTACTCCAAAGGCAAGTCTCTACCTATCATCCGTAAGACTCCTGATACATTCACACTGAATGTTGGTGCTTCTGGTCCTGACAAGTATTTCACCCCAACCAACGTAACATACAACCCAGCAACAGGTGATGTTGTTCTTACTGTTGGTGAGCACGGTCTATCAGCAGGCGAAGGTATTGTCATCGATGAGGAATCCCTAGGATTCACTTGTACGATGGATAACAATGATTCCGTCAAGTATTATCCACGTCTAGGTCACGACAAGTACGCTGCTAGATCTATCCCCATTAAGAGTGTAACTCAGACAGAGATTACCATTAATGCTGGTAAGTCTAAACTAGATCAATACTTCACACCATCTGCTGCTACTTACAATGGTGCTACAGGTGACCTAACCCTTACCGTTGGACAGCATGGTCTTGCTGTTGGTAAAGGAGTCGTTATCGAGAATGAGTCTCTAACCTTTACCTGTGATCAAAACGGTCACAATACCACCCACCAGTATCCACGTGCTGGTATCGATCCATTTGCTGGAAAGTCTATCTCGATCACTGCTGTTGGTAACACCCAGCATACAGTAGAAGATGCTACATACAACCCTGCTAATGGTGAGATTGTCCTTACAATCACCAACCACGGATTCACTCAAGGTGACTGGGTTCTCGTCGAAGATGGATCACTTGTCTTCACATGTGATCTCGACGGTAACGTTGCTCAGAAGGCATATCCAAAAGCAAACTACGACTGGGCAAGCAAGCGCTGGTTACAAATTTCTGAAGTTCTTCAGAACAGTTTCAAAATTATTATCGATGAAGATAGCTGGGGTGACTACACTGGCACCCACACCTTCGTCAGCGCCGCTAGCAATGGTCTACTACGCCAAGACGGAACCTTTACCGTCAACGTAGGTACTGCTGGTTCTGCTATCAGTGCTCAGCACCTATTCGTCTCGGCATCAACAAACGCTGTAAGACACACCCCACAAGTTGCTCATACATTTGTATCTGCTGCTTCTAACTGTGTCAAGCACCTACCACAGTCCCCACATCAGTTCGTAAGATCTACTTCTAACTCCCTGTCTATCGGTGGTGGAGAATTCAAGATCTATCTAGGACAGAGCAGTTTCGTTCACACATATGTGAGCGGTGGTACTGTTGAGTTCGGTGGTAACACATACAACATCACTAACTTCGTCTACGATAACGTAGTTACTGGCGAAGCAACAATCACTACTGCTACATCTATTGTTGGACTAGCAAACGATAGTGTCGTCAAACTAGATGGCATCCTAGTCGAGTGTAATATTAATGGTGTAATTACACAGAAGGAGTATCCAAGTTTCAGCATTCCTGTTAATGATAACAAGTGCCGTAGAGACATTGGTCACTTCATCAACGCCATCCTTAGAGACCTTGAGTTCGGTAGTAACTACAACGTCATCGATGCTGCTAAGAAGTACATCAGTGCTGGTCAAATTGACTTCGTAGATTACGAAATCATCCAGACTGTACGTGCCTTTGAGTACACCAGAGAACTGATGAACTACGCCATGTGTAAGTGGCGTATGGGAACTGGAGCACCAGGACAGACTACATATACTTCCCAGTACACAACTCTAGGCAGATATGTCGATCCATCAATTATTGATGACGATGAGACTCCAGCATGTGACAACGTAAGATCTGCTATCAACACTCTGTCATATCTGTTTGTTGATGTTATCACCAATGATGCTAGCGGTACTGTACTTGATGCTGCTTATCTGATCGCTAGAAACAAAGATTACATTGCTGATGAAGCATACGGAAAGACAAAGAGTGTCTACCCAACACTGAACCTCAATGATATTGACGAGCGTAAGTGCCGTAGAGATATCAATAAGATCACTGACGCTGTAATCCAAGATTTGGTTCTTGGTGGCAACACTGCTTCTGTCGAAGCAGGTGAAAGTTACTTCACTGGTACTACACTAACTGGTCTACCACCTAGCGAAGTTGGACCTACCCTCTACACGTTTGAAACTGTAAGAGATCTTGCTATCCTCGCTATGAGGAACTTCAAGACTGGTAATGGTAACGGCGCTCTATACACATCCAACTATTCACCAATCCCACAATTCACTGATAGCACCATCCTGGTTGATCCAGATGGCACTCCAACATCTCAGTGGACACCAACAGGAGCAACCTATGATCCTGCTACGGGTGAATTCATCATGGTCATCCCTAGTAACACCATTACAACAAATGATGTTATCAGACTAGACCTTGAGAGCTTTGTATTTACGTGTGCCATGGATGGCAACGCTACAGAGCACCATCTACCTGGAGCATATCAACTAGCAGCAACTTCAGCAAGACCTGTAACTAACGTCACTGGTTCTAACGTAACCATCAACGTTGGCGCTTCTGGTCCTGACCAGGAGTTCACACCAACCGATGTCACCTATAATCCCCAGACTGGTGACATGGTTCTTACCATTGCTACTGAGGCAAGTCCACATGATCTAAGCATCGGTGAAGGTATTGTACTGGCACCAAATGCTTTCAGTTTCACATGTGCCATGGACAACCATGACAGCACAAAGACTTATCCTCGCCCTGGTATTGATCCATTTGCTAGCAGATCGATCAAGATCAAGGATACAACTGATACCACAATTACCCTGAACGTAGGTAATGCTGGACAGAACAAGTATTTCACACCAACCAATGCTACCTATGATCCTGCTACAGGTGACATGGTTCTTACCGTTGGTCAGCATGGTATTGGCGTCGGTAGAAGCATTGTTCTAGATGACAACTCACTAAACTTCACCTGTGCTCAGGATGGTAACGTCAGTGTTGAGAGTTATCCACGTCCTGGCACCGACCCATTCGCTGGTAAGTCCATCACCGTCACTGGTGTTGGTGTTACCAATCACACACCATCTAACGCTACTTACAACGCTGAATCTGGTGTTATTCAGTTTACTGTTGGCAACCACGGATTCGCTGAAGGCGACTACATCAAGGTTGACGATGGTTCCCTTAAGTTTACCTGTGCCCTAGATGGCAACACAGTAGATAAGGATTATCCACGTGCTGGTTTTGACTACGTATCAGGTCGCTGGTTACAGATCAGCAACGTACAGCAGAACACCTTCGATATCAACGTAGGACCATCTAGCTATACTGGTGCTCACACCTTCGTCAGTGCCCTCAACAACGCTATCAAGCGTCAAGATGGTACGATGACTATCAACGTTGGTGCTTCGCCTGCTGGACAGCAATACGCCCACACATTTGTCAACGCTACTATCAACGCTGTCAAGTTCCTACCACAGTCTGCCCACACCTTCGTCAGTGCTGCTGCTAACTCTGTTAAGCACCTGCCTCAGTCTGGTCACACCTTCGTAAGAACAACTACAAATTCCGTCTCTGTCTATCCATCTACAGGTAACGCTGTATGTGCTGGTGTTGAACAGACACTTACAACTCAGTACGGAATCATCAATGACATCATTTCTGAAGTCACACCTCCTGGTACTGTAACCAAGACAACTGGAACTCTGTTTGAAACAGGTCCAATTACCACGGTTCCAGACAACGTAATCACTGCTCTCAACGGCGAGAGATTGACAATTCGTGGTGTAGCAGATGACTTCCCAATTATTGAAGCATCACCATATACACAGAACGCTTCTGTTATCTCGTTCCTCGGTGGTTCTGGTGCTCTGATTGACGGTTCTAAGGTCAAGCAACCTAACTGTCCTTTCCCTGGTCTACTAGCAGACGGAACTGCTAAGTTCCCCAACCAGGGTAAATCGATGGTTGCCTCGGCGTTCACGATTGTGTCCTTCGGTGGTGACGGTTATAAGATTACCAACGATGGTTACGTCCAGTTGGTTTCCGTCTTCTGTATCTTTGCTGCTAACGGTGTTCTTTGTGAGTCTGGTGGTTACGCTTCTATCACCAACTCTGCTACGAACTTCGGTCTTAACGCCCTGAAGGCATCTGGATTTAGAGCAGAACCATACTCGTTTGACTCTGGTTACGAACTGAATGCTCAGTTTAACGAGTCATACATTAGTTCTTCTTCTCAGACGCTTGGTGGTAGAACACAGTTTGTTATCTCCGACCTTGGTAGAGCACCACTGGAGCACTACATCATCAAGATCGAAGGTTACAGTCACCCAACAGAAGGTCTCTACTACTACGTAGATTCCGTTGAACTCCTGGGTGATGGTCCTCCATTCGCTGCTAGAGTTACCCTTGAGGATGGTACTGGTGGTGGTGTTGCTCTATTCAAAGAAGACGCCACAGGTCAAATCAGAAACGCCGAGTACATCGCTCAGCTCAACCCACAAGCAAAGGCTGCTCTACACAGACCTTCTATCGTTAACTCCTCCTCCCACACTTGGGAATTCGCTGGATCTGGTGTTAACTACTTGGCACTACCTGAGAACGGTGGTATCAAGACAGAGGCACTGGAACAGGTACAAGAGAACTACGGTCGTGTATATGTCTCTGGTACTGACGAACTGGGTGACTTTAAAGTTGGTACGTTCGCTAGGATTGAGAACAGAACTGGTAACATCACCTTCACGGGTACGGTTTCGATCTCGGAAGTTGAATTCCTGAAACTGAAAGGCGGCGACGTTGTTGTTACTGGATTCGACGCTAGCAACAACCTCGGTGGTGCTAACTCCTCTAACTCCAAACTACCTACCCAGAAGGCAGTTAGAGACTTCATCACTAACAACCTCGGTCCATACATCAACAAGCCATACTCAACGAACGCTGTTCCTAGAGCACTGGTCGAACTGACTGACTCTGGTAAGATTAACATTGACCAGATTCCACCACTACGTCCTTTCAACGTCTTTACTGTTACCACTGAGTCACAGAGACTTGCTATTGAAGGCGCTCTTGCTGGTGACATCGTTATTCAGGAAAACATTCCACCAGCAGCATCCGAGACATTCATTCTTAACAACGACAACTATTCGTTGTTCCTTGGATTCCCTGTTGATCCTACCCTACAGTTCACTATCGGTGATGTCTTCACTGGTAGCGTCACTGGTGGTAAGATCCAGTCTACAGAATATAGACAGGGTGTTCTCTTCCAGATCAACCTAACTGAAGGTGGTGCTGGATACTCTTCCCCACCAGTTGTTACTATCACTGGCGGTAACCTCCAAGCAGGTGGTATCCACGGTGCTGCTGAAGCAACTGTTGCTAACGGCGAAGTTGTTAAGGTAGACCTGATCCTATTCAACGGATACACTGGTGGTAAAGGATATACCTCTCAACCAGAAATTCAGATTGCTGCTCCTACTGGTGGTGGTGCTGGCGCTGTCACAGCAGAAGCAGAAGGTCTGATTGAATCTAGACTCTATGGTCAGATCGTCAACAACGTCAAGATCGAAGATAATGATTCCATCTTCTCTAGTGACGTTCCTGCTGAAACAGTCAACCTAACCAGAGTTATTAACACATCTGCTGAGAACATTTCTAACTGGGTATCCCTATCCACAACTAACATCTCTGCTGATAACATTACATCTGGTACGATCTCTACAGAACGTCTGGGTACTAACGCTACTGCTGCTAACTCCTTCACGTTCCTAAGAGGTGACCAATCTTATGCTCTTGCTGTTCAGTCCCTGAAGGAACCTGAACTCAGATACTTTGCTGTTGTCAAGACTGCTGTTGGTATTGACGCTAACGTCATTGCCTTTGAACTAGAACCTTCCCTGAAACCAGGACACGAAATTACATCCATCACAACTGGTATCCAGGGTGGATCTAAGATTAGTTCTGTTGAAACTGATGGTAACACAACTACAGTCGTTATCGACCAACTGACAACTGCCACAATCCCTGTTGGTACTGTTATTGAATTCTTCCGAGGAGATTCCCCAATCTTCTTCGACTCCACCTACACGTCTGGTAACTTCATCGAACAGATCATCATCGTAGATGGTGGTAGTGGTTTCGATAACGGATCTTACTTCAGTGTTCCTATCACTGGTGGTAACGGCAACAACCTAACAGTCAACATGGTTGTTTCTGATGTTGGTGTTGATCAAGGTGTTGTTACTAACGTCACTATCGTTAACGGTGGCGACGGATATGACACTGACTTCACCATCGTAGACTTCCCTGCTGATATTGGTAACGGTACTGGTCTGATCATGCTTGCTAAGAGAAGCACGATCAACAAACAGTATGCTAACGTCACCATCGACATCAACAGAGTTGAGGGTAACACACAGTTTGGTTCACAAGACTACTCCTCACTTGGTGTTGCTCGATTCAAGCAAGGTGATTTCACCTTCGGTCCTAACGGTGCTATCGGTATCTACCAGGGTTCTGACTCTGGTCTTGACGCTGACCTCCTTGATAACAAAGACAGCTCCTTCTTCAGAAATGCTAGCAACCTAGAATCTGGTACTGTACCTAGAGACAGACTTTCTGGTTCCTACAACATCTCCGTTGAACTATCTTCTGGATCTACGGGTCTACTTGATACCGACCTAGGTAACGTCAACGGCAACCCACCTGCTTATCTGTATAAGTCTGGTGTCACCGCCTTCACCAGATCAAATGGTTCTGACGGTCTAACAAATGCTCTAGCAGCAGGTAACTACCACGGTGTTCTAACCTACAGACAGGGTGGTAATGGTAACGACTCCACATATGGTGGTGTTAGACAGTTGGCATTCACGGACAACAATAAGATGTTCCTCCGTGGTTCTGGTTCTTCTGTTGATACAGAAACTACCGACTGGACTGAGTGGTATGAAGTTTGGACCTCTGGTAATGATGGTCCTGATACTGGCATGGATTCCGACAAGTTGGATTCTAAGCAAGGTCTCTTCTACCAGAATGCTTACAACCAGCAAGCAGGTAAATTCCATGATAGGCACATGCCTACCTTCCAGTTTGCTAAGGACTTCAGACAGAGACTAAGAGTTCTTGATACTGGTTCTGCTTCTACACCTAACATCCGTTGGGCAGTATATATCCAGAACAGTGTAACCACCAGTAACATCGGTGCCTTCTCTGTATCTCCATGGCAGATCGGTAACCAGATTAACATCTACCGTCCTAACGAAACTGAGACTGGTAAGATGACTATCGGTTTCATCGAAGTTAACAACGATAGTACCGAACCTTCTAACAACTACGTTATCGTTCACGGTACTCAGACAGTTGGTGCTGGTGAGCAAATGTTCACCGAAGGTATCAAGATCGGTTCTAACTTTGCTACCGCTGTAACATATCAGAACTGGACTCTATCTGATAGAGATCCTAACAACAACGGTAGACCTGATGGTACATACGAAGTTGCTTCTCTATATGGAGACAACGGTGTAGGTATCCTAAGTCTGGGTAGAGACGGAGTTGACACTGCTCCTTCCATCTACTTCAGAACTAGTGCTACTGGAGCACCTACTGCTAACGCTGCTATCGTTGCTACAGGTACACAATCTTCTAACTTCAGTGCTGCTCTTAACGTTAAGGTAGCAGACGCTAACTCCTTCAAGGTTAATAGTTCGGTTATCTGGAACGCCCAGAACGTTGACTTCCACTCCGATGGAACAACACCTACTCTAGATGCTCAAGGTAATATTACCAAGAGAGCAGCAGTCATGCTTGACAGCAGCGGTAACTTCACCGCTAACGCTATCACCGCTGACTTGACTGGTCAAGCATCCGAGAACGTTCTCAAGACTGGCGATACGATGGAGGGAACCCTCTTCATCAGTGGTATTGCTGCTGCCAACCAGGCACTGAGTGTATCTGGTAGAGCAGACTTCCTCGCTGCTGTTAACGTCGCTGCTGACCTGAAAGTTAACGAGGGTACTGGTACTGCTACATTCGTCGCTGATAGCGCCAACAACAATGTATTGATTGGTACTAACAACAGCGTCTCTGCTGCCAAACTACTGGTTGTAGAGCAAGCAGATAAGGACGCTATCTTCAGAATGTATTCTACCACTGGTAGCCGTGATGCTCGTATCCAACTTCTCGGTCAAGGTGGAGATCCTTCTGTCGAAGGTCTTGAGATTCAGTATGATAATGACACTGGCGAAGTCTTCTTCAAGCAACTCTTCAGTGGAATTACTACTACCAAGGCATTCGGATTCAACACTGCTAACTTCACTGATGCCCTGACGATTACTGGTAACGGTAACGTTGGTATTAACAAGGTTGCTAACGATGCTATCGAACTTGACATCGCTGGCGATGCTAGAGTCGAGACCAGTTTCCAAGTTGGTCTTGCCAACTCCAACGCTGGTGCTCCTATCATCTTCGCTGGTGCTACTGGTGCTGAGACATCTCCTGGATCTGGTGCTTACCTCTCTAACTTTAGAGTTGGTAACCAACTACTTGGTGGTGACATGTTTGAGATTACCGCTAACGACGGTACTCAAGGTTCACTAACCTGGAAGTCTACTCCTGGTCTTGCTATTCAAGGTACTACCAACAGAGTTGCTATTAACACCAGTAACTTCGGCGGAACAGATACTACAGTAACTCCAAACGTAGCACGTGCTTACCAACTAAATATCCAAGGCGATATCAACATCAATGGTTTCGTCTACCAGAACAACGCTGAGTTTGTTACCTCACGTTGGACTGAAGCAGATAACGAACTGGATATCTACAGAGCATCTAAGGTCTGGATCAATGCTGATCCTACTGTCAGTGCTTTCACTGGTAACCCATCATACGCTCTACAGGTATCTGGATCTGTAGGTATTGAAGGAACTACACTCAACGCTGATGGAACAAGCGATGATGTAATCTATGCCAACGGCGACAAGTTGTTCGTTGACAAGTTCGGTGTATTCAAGACCAACAGAAATGTCATTGATTATGATGTCACAATTCCTGCTAACACAAACGCTGTTAGTGCTGGTCCTTTGACTATAAATAGTTCCACGGTAGTTACTATCGCTAACGGAAGTTCCTGGTCGGTTGTATAAACAATGAGTACAATTTTTGTAAACAACATACAAGCATCGACTGGCAATCAAGTCGTCATTCCAGCGGGGCATTCTTTACTACTCGGGGGTACTGCACTAGATAGTTCCTCTTTGATGCCTAACCCCTCTGGACAAGGCGGACTTGGCGTTGCCAGTGACGGTTCTAATTATGTTTTTAACTCGTATGGTGCTAAAGGTATCATCACATTCACCTCAAACTCCACGTACTTTCCATCTTCAGGTACTAAACTAGTATATGTAAGATGTGTAGGTGCTGGTGGCGGTGGTAGCGGATACGCCGAAAGTGGCGCTGCTGGAGGATTCTCAGAAGGATTCTTTAATATGATTGGCGTCTCTTCAGTCTCGATTACAGTCGGTACTGGTGGTAACCCAACATATTATTCGGGTAATACCCCTAGTGGAACATCTTCGTCATTCGGAACTTTCTGTACTTGTACTGGCGGTAAAGGTGCTAACCAAAGTCACCAACACTGTGGTGGTCTACCAGGACTAGGTTCTGGCGGAGACGTTAATCTCTACGGTGGTGGTGGAACGGGTCACGGACACAATGGTCGTGGTGGAAACTCTCACTTCGGTGGAAGTAATGGAACTGGTCACCCACAAGCAGGAGCATATGCTCCCAACCATCAAACCCACGGATCATACGGTGGCGGTGGTGCTAACGGATGGGGTGGTTCATACACTGGTGCTAAAGGCATGAGTGGCGCGGTAGTAGTAATGGAGTACGGTTGATGTCTATTTTAAGAGTAAATGAAATTCGCCCACAAACGGGCTCGGCGGTTAACATCCCTTCTGGACATTCTCTTGTCCTAGGTTCGACGCCACTAACAACAGCAAACATCATGCCTGACCCAACTGGTCAAGCTGGAAAGATTCTGGTTAGTGATGGTGCTGATCTAAACTGGACATCTGTAGGTCCAACTGGTATCACTGTTATCAACAGTTCATCGACCTGGAACAAACCAGCTGGTGTAACTAAGATCTACGTAAGACTCGTAGGTGGTGGTGGCGCTGGATCTGGTGTTGGTGAGACTGGTGCTGCTGGTGGATACTCCGAGAGACTAATTGATGTCTCAGGTGTCTCTTCTGTGTCGGTTACGATTGGAACGGGATCTACAAACCCCACGTATTATTCTGGTTCTGCTGGTGGTGGAACATCTTCATCGTTTGGAAGTTACATGACTTGTACAGGCGGTGGCGGTGGAAACCAAAGTCATCAGCACTGTGGTGGTCTTCCTGGACTAGGATCTGGTGGAGACTTTAATCAGTATGGTGGCGGCGGTGGCGGTCACGAATACTATTCTGGTGTTACTGGTGGAAACTCCTATTGGGGAGGATCTGGTGCTAGTGGACACCCCAACGGAGGCACATATGCTTCCAACCACCAAACTCATGCTTCCCCTGGAAGCGGTGGTACAGCTGGATACCACACTTCATACGCTGGCAATCATGGTATGAATGGCATCTGTGTTATTTGGGAGTTTAAGTAAATGTCAACAGTTAGAGTAAATATTCTAGAATCATCCAGTGGTGGTGCTATTAACATCCCATCTGGAAATAGTATCGAACTGGGTGACAGTGGTCTTTCGCTCAGTGAAAATTCTTTGCCCCCTCAACCTAGTGGTGGCAATGGTCAGTATCTTTATAGTGACGGAAGTTCTTCCCCAACCTTCAACCTACCTGGACCTAAGAGTATTCAAACCTTTACCCAGTCTGGTACTTGGAACAGACCATCTGGTATTGGTAAGATCCTTGTTCGTCTAGTTGGTGGCGGTGGTGGAGGATCAGGTCATGGAGAATCAGCAGGTGCTGGTGGATACTCCGAAAAATTAATTGACGTTGGTAGTATTACTTCTGTAGCGGTAACCGTTGGAAACGGATCCCAGAGTGGAACATACTATTCTGGTAATGGCGGTAGTGGTTCAACCACATCATTTGGCAGTTATCTTTCTGCTAGTGGTGGCGGTGGTGCTAATCAAACTAACCAACATTGTGGTGGTCTTCCTGGAGTAGGTTCTGGTGGAGATCTAAACCTCTATGGTGGTGGCGGAACTGGACATTACGGTTATACTGGTGTTGGTGGTTCTTCCCATTTCGGTGGACAAGGTGCTACTGGTCACCCCCAAGGCGGCAACTATTCTCACAACCACCAAACTCATGCTGCTCCTGGAGCAGGTGGCGGTGCTGGATGGAGATCTAGTTATCAAGGAGCACATGGTTCCAATGGAATCGTCATTGTCTACGAATACGCCTAAATAAATAAGTTACACGTTTACGAGAAGAAAATGAAGCGAGTCCTCATGGATTACAGAGGCGTCATTACTGATGTCGCCGATGTTGGTAAAGAGTTTGAAATCTATGATGGTGACGATGCTCCCTTTCGCTGGGTTCTCTGTCGCCATGATGATGTAACCTCCGCTTGGCATTTCTGTCAAGGTCAATGGATCCGTCCTGATCAGCGTCTTGAGATTGACCAAGACATGAAGCGTAAAGTAGCATACGGTCTTATTGAAGATCAGCTAGACATGCTTTATAAGGACATCAAAGCAGGTCACCTCACCGATGGCGCTTGGGTTGCTCACGTAGATAACGTCAAGGCAAACATCCCTCCCCAAAGAGATGTTGAAAACGATGATACGTACAAAGAAGGTAAGTATCAGGTTATCCTCCATGGTAAGAATGATCCAGCATGGAACAACCTGCCTGATGATGACGGTAAACAACTGAAATTCAACAAAGAAAAAGACAATCGTCCAGAATAATTTTGTAATATGAAAGTGAATTCGATATGTATACTCGGCGGGGGCACCGCTGGGTGGATGACTGCTGCTTCTTTAGTAAAAAACTTTCCCGACAAAGTTATCACTCTAGTAGAATCCGAAGAGGTTCCTAGGATAGGTGTCGGAGAATCTACGCTACAAAAAATTAGATATTGGTTAGATGATTTGGGAATCAAGGATTCCGATTTCATGAAACATTGTGATGCCACATATAAACAGAGCATTAAATTCGTAAACTTTAATGATGGTCTGGGTGCATGGCATTATCCATTCACTGCCAATGAACTACCTCCAGGTACTAAGTATGATATCGCTGATTGGTTTATCCATGCTGGTCTACATCCCGAAACTCCAGCTGGAGATTTTGCTAGGTGGATTACACCTAACTACAAGTGTCTAGAAGAGAATAGAATCCCGACACATGATATGCCAGGGTTCAATTTTCATTATCAGACAGCATTCCATTTTGATGCTTTGAAGTTCTCTCACTGGTTGAGAGATGAATACTGTGCTCCTAGAGGACTACAGCACAAACATGCTACTGTAGTTGATGTAGAGTACAATGACGATGGTGGAATCAAATGTCTTGTAGATGACGAAGGTAAGACATATGAAGCAGATCTATTTGTAGACTGTACAGGTTTCAAATCATTCTTGCTACAAGATAAGTTAGGAACACCTTTCGATTCTATGGAAGATGTCTTGATTAATAACAGGGCATGGCATACTACAGTTCCATATAAAGATAAGAAGAAAGAACTAAACGTATATACCACATGTACTGCTATGTCTGCTGGGTGGATATGGAATATCCCACTGACACATAGAGCAGGAACTGGTTATGTATTCTGTGATAAGTTTATTAGTGATGAGCAGGCGCTAGAAGAGTTCAAAGAACATCTAGGACACCCAGAAGATGCTGAGTATCGTCTGATCAAATTCAAGACAGGTATCACAAAAAAAGTATGGAACAAGAACGTAGTGGGTATAGGACTGTCGTCTGGATTCATTGAACCCCTGGAATCTAATGGCGTTGCTTTCTCACATGACTTTGCTATGTACCTGTGTGATGTTCTGTCTAGGAGAGAGAAGGTAAATGCTATTGACAAGAACACATTCAACATCAGATGTAGGAATGCCTGGTTTGATTTTGCTTGGTTCGTAGCATTCCACTTTGGACTACAGACTAGAGATGACACTCCATACTGGAAGTATGTCACAGATAACATTGATTGGTGTGGTGGGTTTGCTTCCCATATGCCTGGCGTTACAGAGAAGTTCTCTGTTGTTCAAAAAATGTTGACGACATATGATCTAGGAAAGTGGACTCATGATACTATGACAGGACTCTCTTATATCGCTGCTGCTAATAAATTCAACCCATTCTCGGGGTGGACTATCCGAGAAAAGATACGGCAAGGCGAACTAAATCCGAACCTATTCCACGAACTTGCTGAGTGGGACAACGATAAATATCAAGAGAGCTTCCCGTTTGCTCACGAATATTATGAAAGTTAAGTCTATATGTATTGTAGGTGGTGGGTCTTCGGGTTGGATGACCGCCGCTCTATTGGCAACAAATCTGAAAGGCGTAGAAATTACAGTCATAGAACCAAGAGATGTTCCCACGATTGGGGTAGGAGAATCTACCATGGGACATATTAATAGGTTCCTAAACTTTATCGGACTATCTGGTAGGGACAAAGACTTCATGTCTTCATGTTCTGCTACCTATAAAGTCTCTGTTAGATTCAATAACTTCAAGGAATTGGGACACACATTCCAGTATCCTTTTGGCAAGTCTCTGTATCAAAGTAGCAGACCTGATGATTGGTTTGCTATCAAGCAAGTACATCCAGATTTTGATGTAACGTATTCTGAGTTTTACAACTCGATTACACATCTTGCTAATACAAATAAGATGTGCCATCAAAGCATGTATCTACCCAACTATGCTTTCGATAAAGATACTGCCTATCACTTTGATGCTACTGCTTTTGGACAGTATCTAAAAGAGAAGATCTGTATTCCTAATGGTGTCAAAGTAATTAGAGATACTATCGAAGAATTCTTCTTTGATAATGAAGGCAACCTAGACTTCATGCTTCCTAAGAGTTCAAAGACTTGGAGGATCAAAGCAGACCTATACATTGACTGTACTGGTTTCAAGTCTCTGCTTCTAGAGCAACAGATGGGTTCTGAGTTTGTATCGTTCAAAGATGTTCTGTTGAATGATACTGCTCTGGCAGGACGTGTGCCATATGAAGACAAAGAGAATGAGATTCTAAACACCACTGATTGTACTGCCCTGAGAAATGGGTGGGTGTGGAAAACCCCCACATGGGATAGAATCGGAACAGGTTATGTTTATTCTAGTGACTTCGCTAGTGATGAAGATGCCGAGAGAGAATTTAGAGCACACCTCACTGAACAATACGGTAAGGAAAGAGCTGAAGCAGTAGACCTGAGACGGATTCCTATCCGTCACGGTAAGCACAAACAGGCATGGGTAAAGAACGTGGTTGGCATAGGTCTCTCCTACGGGTTCCTAGAACCCCTAGAAGCGACGGGACTGTTTACCACACATGAGAATGCTATTAGATTGATGGACGCCTTACAGAGGCGAGACGGGTACGTTAATGAGATGGACCGTTCTGCTTTCAATATTGCTGCTGATTATGACATTGAATCTATGAAAGATTTCATCGTCATGCACTACACGATGTCTAAGCGAGAAGATAGTCCTTACTGGAAGTACATCACAAACAATCTCAAACCAATCTCACAAGAAGAATTAACTGACAGAATCGTTAAGAGTCCTAGACTTTATAAAGAAGTATGCTACAATGTAGGGCACAGTAACAACTACCCAGATCTACAAGGAACATTGTATATCGCTGGTGGTATGGACTTTACACCGATCTCTAGATCACAAGCACTCTATGCTTACAAAGAAGAGTTCGAGCGATGGGAAGAAGAAACAATGCCCATCGCTAAAAAAGAGAAGCGGAAAGCTTTAAAGTTTCTAGAGACTCAACCAACTGCTTACCAATTTTTGAAGAACAATATCTATGTGGAACCCATTCAAGAAGAAAGAGAAGAAGATTAAATTCTACTCTCTGCTGCCAGCAGTTAACACACTACACCCCATTACTCCTGCTAGGAAGTTTAGGCGTAAGTGGGTTCAAGAAGAAAAAGAATTCTTCGTAGAGCATGAAAAGAAATGCCCTCTCCATCTTAAGACAGGTCTAACTTCTGTCGGTAGATGTCCTGCTATTAAAACTACGATGCACACTGGGTACATCGTATATGCCCCAGCAGACTTTACCATCAATACTATTGGTGATGGACAGGAGTTGAATGTTACCCACAGACATGTTCTAGAACATGCTCCATATGTTGATACACATGCTGACTGGCAATCTGAATGGGTTCTGCCAACTAATGCTCCCTGTGTCAACAAAGTAGTTAAGTTGAATCTTCCCTGGAGACTTCTTACTAATGATCATGATATTATTTTCTTGATCACAGCAGTTCAGTATCATCCAGAAGAAAGGTTTACTCAACTGACAGGTCTTATGGATCCACTGATCACCAGTGAAATTAATTGTCAACTAGCATGGCATGTTATGGATGACACTGTAACTGTACTTGCTGGTACACCATTGGCACAGATCATTCCTATGTCCAGAGAGGCATTGTCGTGGGATGTAGATATCTGTGATGCCACACCAAGGTTGATTGACCTAGAGCGAGAGATGATCTACGCTGGTCAACATCAATTTGGTTCTGATTACAAAGAGAAAGTCAATAACATGGCAAAAATTCTGAAGAAATATGGATTCGACGATTGACCTATTTCCGATAACCCTAAAGAAGGGAACAATCAAACCATCAGAAGAGGATGATAGGATTTCGTATGATCTCCTGTCATGCCTCTTTTCTGATTGTGATAACAACAGTTGGACAGGGGAGTCAGGTTTATCCACAGGACAGCACAGTCTGGCACTGTATGAACATAAAGAACTACAGTGGTTCTATAGTCAACTCCACGAACATGTACAACAGTATTGGAACAGTCTAGGTTACAGACAATCTTGTAAAATATTTCTAGTCAACTCTTGGGCAAACCATCACCAACAGGATGATACTACTGCCGAGCATAGTCATTCTGATGGATCCCATGGTGGCAATCACATCTCTGGTGTATATTACTTTCGTAAACCAGAGAATGATGGGCACATAACATTCTGTGATCCCATAGATTATATAAGAAGACTTTGCCCATACGAAAGAATGTTTGGTATCGATACCATAGGTCAACAGGTTCAGGCAGAACAATATGAATTCATTTTGTTCCCGTCATGGATGAGACATAGGGTCGAACGTTATAATACACAGAAGGAGCGTATTGCTATTTCATTTAACTACAGAGGTTTTTGGTAATGTTTGGTGTTGAATATATCTTCCCAACTCCTATATGGCATATGGAATATGATGCCTCTCATATGATTCCACATGTCTTTGATCTAAGAGAACAAGATCAAGGTAGAAAGGTATCTAACGTTGGTGGGTGGCAGTCAAATGATATCTCACCCGATACAGAATGGACACAAGAGTTCATCAAAGCAGTGGTTAAAAAGATTCCATACTTCATGGATGAGTTTGGAGACTCTACTAAAAAACTAGAGTTCGATAACATGTGGTTTAACATCAATCCATCTGGAGCGGTCAATCTCGATCATATCCATGGTGGTAGTTTCTTGTCTGGAGTTCTTTGGTTAGTTGCTCCAGAAGGTTCTGGTAATATAGTATTCTCCAGACCTACACATGAGTCATATATCCTCTACAGTAATGTACAGAATCCAAATAGGAGATGTGGATTTACTGATTGGCAATATGAACCAAAAGAAAACCTGGCAGTGATCTTTCCATCATGGCTGTCTCACCGTGTGGAAATAAATAATACTGACAGTGACAGAGTATCCTTGGCATTTAATTTATCATGGAAGTAGTAGAACTCAATGACTTTTTACCAGTCAGTCTACAGGAACATATCAAACATATTCTTCTTGATAAAGACTTCGACTGGCATTACATAGCAGACGTTACCTTTGATGAGAATCACGAACAGGGTGATGTACAGCAACCTGGATTTTATAATACTCCAGTGTTAGATGGCAGACCACAGAATAAATTCTTTGACTGCTTTTCTTTCTTTGTACCACTCCTGATGGATGCTTACTCAAAGTTCTATCCACCAGCACACATCCATTTGTCTAGGATGAGGATTGGACTTAATATCCCTGGCAGCGATGATGGATATAACAATCCCCACATTGACCACGAAGGATGTGATGTCTCTGCTATCAAAAATAACGTAGTCGCTTTGTACTATGTTAATAGCACTCCTGGTGATACCTATATCTTTAACGAGACTGTAAAGTCTGAGAACTATACAACTCTCGCTAAAATCAAACCCCAGCAGGGTAAGTTAGTTTTCTTTGATGGTAATCATTACCACGCTAGTTCATCTTCTAAGTCGAAAGATGTCCGCTTAGTTATCTCCTTTAACCTATATGAATTCCATTGATTACGTTGATAAGTTTCAAAGAAATCTTATTCCAGAAATCTATCAGCATGACAGACCATTAGTTCTAAAAGGGTTTGTAGAAGAAGTAGAAAAGTTTGCTACATGGAAAGATGTAGAAGACATCTTTAATGCAGGTCTCTACAACGTGGAGATTGTTTCCAACAGACAGAAGATGGATGTTCCACATTACCCATACTTCTGGAATCCATGGAGAGTACAAGACAAGGCGTTTATCTTTGATAAAGTTAATCAAGGAGATACGTTTGTAATCCATCAGTATTCACAACACAATCCATACATCGCTAATTTCTGTGAGGCTATCGAAAGAACATTTGATGTTATATGTGACACCCACATCTATGGGAACATAGGAACAACAGCAGAGTCTTTCTGTCCCCACATTGATATTCCTGTTAACTTGATTTTTCAAGTAGAAGGAAAGACTACATGGAGAATGTATAAGAACATGTGTTCAGATCTGTTGACACAGAATGAAGTTAATGTGAATGTAAGAGAGGATGATCTAGAAGTTCTAGTTGAATATGAATTAGAACCTTGCGACATGCTCTACGTTCCTGCTAGAAACTTCCACGGTGCTTTCCCTGATAGTCAACGGTTGTCTATTAGTATTCCTTGTAGATCTAAAAAATATAATACTGTCAGTCGAGATAACAACCTAGACAGACGGAGGTTGAAAATTGATTACTGTCGTTAGAGGAGCGATCTCGAAAGAACTATGTGACTTTGCTTGTAAAGAATTTCTCCTACTACAGAATGTAGTGAGAACTTTAGAACCAACGAACAATGCTTTCGATCATCCATCAATAGGAAGCGGTACGTTTTCGTGGTATGCTCCACTACCATTTGAAAACTTGATGGAGTATATCAAACCCACTATAGAAGAAGTGGTCGATGGATATTTGTATTCTACCTATTCTTATGGTAGAGTGTATTACCATGGCAGTGAGTTGAAAGAACACACTGATCGTCCTGCTTCAGAAATTAGTGTCTCTTGCTGTTTAAGTAAAGATACTGACTGGGCATTACAATTCCATGGTTCATCAGTAGAACTAGACGTGGGAGATATTTGTATCTTTCCTGGTTCTGATATTCCTCACTGGAGGGATTGTTATACTGGAGAACGTTACGTAGGAGCATTCCTACAATACGTAAGAGCGTATGGAGATAGAGCAAATTTAAGGTGGGATAACCGTCCGATATTGGCATCTCCGTGTGTGAATAAATAGTCGTGTACTGGTTTTTAGATTATGTCTGAAGAACAAAGCGTGGTTGAAGTTGACATTGAATTAGAAACTTTCGACACCATCTGGAATGAAGTTATCGCTAAGCTCGCTGAGCAGCGTGAACTGAAAGTCGAGAAGAGAAAGGAAATCGATGAGCAAACTGCCACTTGCACTAGGGTTGACCTAGCTGAATATAATGAGGCACATCTAATGGTCAATAAGTTGGAAGCAGCTGTTGAGGTATTGGATTTGGTTCGTACCCGTTGCCTGGGACTTGAATCGGCAATTAATTATACTGAATGAAGGAGAACACCATGGATCAAGAGACACTTAAATCAAATTTTGATGAGCAACTTGCTAACACCGAAAAGCAAATTAAAGAACTAGAAGAAGGTCTAGAGAAAGCAAAGGAATATAAGATCAAACTCCTTGGCGGTCTAGAGACCCTACGTCTTCTCGCTGGCGAACCAGCAGAAGGCGAAGCGGAAGCTGCTCCTGCTGCTGCTGAGTGATGAAACAGGAAGTAGTTTGGTATAAAACTTCTCTTCCTAAACAACTCATTGATCTGTTCCTAGAGGAATGTGGTCTCCATGAAAAAGACTGTAAACCTGGGACTATCTTAAACGAACAAGTAGATCTAGAAACCAGAGACAGCTTGATCACCTGGGTTTACAATCACCACTGGATGGGTGGTGTCATCTATCACAACATACTCAAAGCTAACGAACAAAACTTTGGGTATGATCTTTGCTCTATGGGTAACTCTAACCTTCAGTACACTACGTACAGCGAAGGTCAGTTCTATCGTTGGCATAGCGATACCAGAAGCGAAGGAGATAGGACAAGGAAGTTATCTTTCTCTCTACAGTTGTCTTCCCCAGAAGACTACAGCGGAGGGGAACTACAGTTCATGGATAACGACGGTAGATTACTCTTTGCTCCTAAGGAATTAGGAACCTTGGTTATCTTTGATAGCAGGGTAAAGCATAGAGTAAGAAAGGTTCTATCTGGCAAAAGACGAGCACTTGTTGGATGGGTGGAAGGTCCGCTATGGAAGTAGGTGATTGGGGTATAATAAAAGCAAAGGGGTTCTTAGACATACGAAAGTATGTCGAACCAGAACCTATAGAAACAGGTTACACCGAATGGATTGGTAACAGTCCAGTAGTAAAACAGCACGAAGATTACAATGGTCTTATTGTAATCAACGGAGACTACACTTCTAGATACTGCTATCCAGGTCATAAGAAATTACACTACGAGTGTAAGAAAAGATTAGAGCATATCTTAAATGATAGACTGACATCTACATACTGGTTTGATAGATGGTACATGAACGGCAGTTCGATGGCATCACATAAAGACAGACCAGCATGTGAGATCAGTGTCTCTATGAACATCAGTCAAGACACCCACCATGGGTGGCCTCTTATCTTTGATGTAGATGGAGAAGAGACTCCTTGCTTCACAGAACCAGGAGATGCTGTCATTTACAAGGGTATGGATTTTGATCATTGGAGGAATAAATTCCACGGAAACTCTTTCCACCAGATCTTTTTCCACTTCGTAAGAACTGATGGACACTACCTTGAATATGCCAATCCCCCTACTTCCTAAATAGAAGTAGGGTTTTTTGTGTAGGATAAATGGCAGCGCCAACCAGTAGAGCAGAACTCATTACCTATTGTAAAAGACAACTAGGAGAACCAGTTCTACAAATTAACATTGCTGATGAGCAAGCTAGTGACATCATTGATGATGCCATTCAGTTTTATCACGAACACCATTTCGATGGTCTTGAGCAAATGTATCTCAAGCACAATGTTACTGACTTGGATGTAACTAGGTTCACTACACAAAACGAAGTTACACAGACTGTCAACCCAGACGCTACTGGATGGGAACACAGGAAGAACTTCCTAGAGATCCCAGATCATGTGATGGGAATCAGTAAAGTATTTGGTGTGTCATCGAACTTTGTTCGTAACAGCATGTTCGGTATGACGAACCAATACTTCTTGATGGACATGTTCTCCTTCTCGAATGGTTTCAAGATGGGGAACTTTGACTTGACCAACTACTATATGGTCAAACAGTATTTTGAAACTATTGATCAGGTTATCAATACTGGTGCTTTTGTACAGTATAGATTTACCAAGAGACAAGATAGACTCTATGTTGATATCGATACTAGTAGACTAGTAGAAGGAAATTGGATCTTGATTGATTGCTGGGGTGCTATCGACCCAGATACATATACCCAAGTATATAACGACTCCTTCCTTAAGAGATATGCTACTGCTCTAATGAAGAGACAGTGGGGTCAGAACCTAATCAAGTTTAATAATGTTCAACTCCCTGGCGGTATCACCCTCAATGGTCGTCAGATATATGAGGATGGCATGAGAGAAGTTCAAACACTTGAATCTGAAATGCTTTCCAAGTATTCACTCCCACCAATGGATATGATCGGATAAGATGCCTACTAGTCCCTATTTTCCTACTTACTATCAAGGTGATTCAGGTGAGCAAGATCTATACCAGGATCTTGTTGACGAACAGATCAAGCTGTTCGGATCTGATATCTACTATCTTCCAAGGACAATCCTAAAGGATGCTACCCTGGATGATATTATCTACTCTAAATATCAAACACAGTTCCAGATCGAAATGCTTCTGGAGAATGTGACTGGTTTTGGCGACACGTCAGAATTCATTAGTAAGTTTGGTCTACGTATTACAGACGAAGTTAAGTTCCGAGTTTCCACACGTCGATGGACAACAGAGACTGCTGGTGTTAACCTTACGGTAAACGGGAGACCAAACGAAGGGGATCTTTTATACTTCCCACTAACACAGGACTTATACGAAATCAAATTCGTAGAAAGAGAGAATCCTTTCTACCAGTTTGGTAAACTCCAATTCTTTACAATGACGGCAGAAATCTATGAAGTTGGCAGTGATGACATTTCTACGGGAGTTTCCGAGATCGATGAAATCGAGACTCTGTTTAGCAGCGCTATTGCTCTCACACTTTCTGTTGGCGGCACAGGAGACTTCACGGTTGGAGAAACAGTTACAGGAAGCACAACTGGAATTGAAGCAGAGGTCAAGTCTTGGGACAACTCTACTAGAGTGCTCCAAGTCATTAACAGAAAGGGAACCTTTGCTACTGGAGAAGCTCTAACTGGCAACGACAGTGGTGCTGTATGGGTAGTAGGTACATTCGACACCCTAAATAATACCAACAGCGAGTACGATCAAAACTTCGAGATCGAGCAAGAAGCTGACAACATCGTCGATTGGGGAGAGAAGAATCCCTTTGGCGAGTTTGGTAACTACACTGGATCCTTCTAATGCTTGGACAACATTTCTACAACGAAGCTATCCGTAAAACGGTCGTAGGTTTCGGAACACTATTCAACAACATCGAGTTGGTAACCAAAGACCCCAGCACAGGTAATGTGCTTGAGGTTGAGAAGGTTCCCCTTGCTTATGGTCCTAAGAATAAGTTCCTGACCCGTCTGGAGCAAAACCCAGATGTGACACGTAAGGTTGCTATTACTCTACCACGTCTGTACTTTGAGATGACTGGTATTACTTACGACACTGCTCGTAAGACTAGTCCAGTACAGAAGTATCAGACCACCGTATCTGATGACGGCACAGAAGTTAAGACACAGTATGTTCCTGTCCCATATGATATGGAATTTGAACTTGGTATTATTGCCAAGGACCAGAATACTGGTCTACAGATTCTAGAACAGATCCTACCGTTCTTTCAACCTAACTTCAATATCACTCTCAACATGATCACTGACATGGATGAGAAGAGAGATATTGCTATTGTTCTAAACAACATCAACTACGAAGATGACTGGGATGATAGTTTCCTAGACAGGCGTAGTATTGTTTGGTCATTGAACTTCACTGCTAAGTCTTACATCTACGGTCCTTACACCAACACAGGTATTATTCGTAAGGCAATCATCTACGAATCACAAGGTGATTTGGCAGCAAGCAGAAGAACCGCTGCTTATACATATTCACCCAAGGCACTGGAAGACAAAAACCAGGATGGTGTCATCAATCAGCAAGACGATGAACTCATCCTCTCCACGGATGACTTTGGATTTAACGAGGGTATTGAATTGCTATGAACGAATTTGAAAAGAACATGGAAGATATCTTTGATATCGAAGTTGAAAATACAGATATCGAACCATCAAAACCAGCGCCACCAAAGAAAGAAGAGAAAGCAGATCAGGATAGTGACTACGAGTATACCCGTGGTCAACTATACAACTTGATCATGAAAGGACAAGAAGCACTAGACGGTGCTCTAGAGGTTGCCCAGGAGTCTGGTCACCCCAGAGCATATGAAGTTGCTGTGAATGCCATGAAGCAGGTAGCAGATACCACAGACAAACTTCTAGATCTACAGAAGAAGATGAAGGATTTAGAAGCACCTACCAAACAAAACACTGGTAGCACTACAAATAATCTATTCGTTGGTAGCACAGCAGACCTCCAGAAAATGCTCAAACAAATAAATAAAGGAGAGGATAAAGGAGAGTCATGATCGTTACGCCGATTGGCAAAATCACAACTGTAGATGCTTCTACAATTACGGCAGGATATCCCTCTGGAAGTGGAGGGACTACCTTAGGATCAAAAGAAATTCTCCGAGCAAGTATTGTCAAGGTTGATAATCAATCTGACTCTCCTGTTGTAGCAAGATTGGTTGTAGTTACTGGTCTCAATCCATCGACTGGAGAACCATACTCTATCTTCTCACAAAATAATATCGAAACGTTTAACTACCACGATATTATTATCAAACCTGCTGAGACAGTATATGTCAAAAAGGTTCCTACCCAAACTACGTTTGTTGATCCAGACATTCCAACTTACGCAGATCAACCAGCATCTGGTGGCGAAACAATCGAGTTGAGACTGGCAGAAAATGGCGCTCCAGGAACTGGCATGATCTATGCTTCCCCAGTAACAGTAGTAGGTTAGGGTCATGAAATCTTTTAAGCAACTTAGACAGGAACTCAACGAAGCAGCCTGGACTAGGAAAGAAGGTAAAAATAAAAAAGGAGGTCTAAATGAAAAAGGCAGGAAGTCGTATGAACGTGAAAACCCAGGAAGCGATCTTAAGAGACCTTCAAAGAAAGTTGGGAACCCTCGTAGAAAGAGCTTTTGTGCGAGAATGAAAGGCATGAAGGCAAAGTTGACATCCAAGAAGACAGCGAACGACAAGGATTCCCGTATTAACAAATCCTTACGTGCCTGGAATTGTTGACGTAAATCGTTATAATTAGTAGTGAGGAATGCATCTATGGAAATGAGATTCAACACGGACGACATTGCACGTTTGATTCGTGCTTGTGAACTATATAAAGACTATACAGGATCCGAATATATGTGGGATCAGTATGATCGTTTGGAAAAGAAATTGGTGTATTACGAAGAGGAAAATTGCTCTGGGGACTAAGTGTATCGAGAACCACACCTCAATAACAAATCGAATGAGTGTGCCCGTTTATGGAGGGAGTGGTATCGTTTGTGGCAAAAAAAGCATTAGGTGCGCCTGAGGCGAGAAGAAGGTGGTGTAAGTGCTGTGAAGAACATGCCGAGATGATTAGTCAGGAAGCCAAGACAAACCCTAGATATAATCAGTTGCGCATGTGGTTCAACACAGACGAACCTCATAGATAATATAGTTGCTATAAAAAAATGAAGCTATTATTTGTTCTATTCGCTTCATTGTTCCTTGCCCTTCCAGCATGGGCAGTTGATGTACAGATGGGATCAGGAGGTAACCTTGTATTTGAACCAGACGACATCACTATTAACGCTGGTGAGTCAATTCATTTTGTTAACAATATGCTGCCTCCTCATAATGTTATAGTGGAGGACCGCCCAGATCTAGGTCACGAATCCCTTGCAATGTTACCAGGAGAAGAGTTCGACCTTACATTTAACGATCCAGGCGAGTATACTTTCTTCTGTGCCCCACATAAGGGCGCTGGAATGATAGGACACGTACATGTACAATGAAAAAAATCAACACTGTTGTTTTAGACATCACTGTTGCCGTCTTAGACTTTCTCTACCAGGGTAGAGACTATCAACGCTTTTGGGTGCTTGAGGAAATCGCTCGGGCACCTTATTTTGCGTTTTTAAGTGTCTTACACTTTAGGGAAAGCATGGGATTGAGAGGACCAGAACATCTCTATCTAATGGAGGAACATTTTGCTCAGACTCTTAACGAAACAGAACATCTGGAATATATGGAAAGTCGGGGTGGTAATCGCTATTGGATTGACCGCTTTGTTGCCAAGCATCTCGTTCTTATCTACTATTGGGTTAACGTGGTGTATTATGGGCTGGCTCCTATGTCTGCTTACCATCTCTCCTATGAAGTAGAGATTCATGCCGCTGCTACATATGCTAAGTACCTAGGTATGAATGGTCATGACGACAAGATCCTTGAGATCTTGAATGACGAACTGGAGCACTCATCAGAACTCCTCCACGCCATAGAGATTATCAAATGAACAAACAAGAAGTACAAGAGATGATCGATGATGCCATAAGAAGGCATAATCGTAATGCTGGTATTATCAGTATGTTTGTTGGTTTCTTTATTCTTGGACTCTTCAGTGAGGGTCTACTTAGACTCATCGGAGTTATACCTCCGCTATTACCATGGTTAAAAATTACACTATAAAGTTATGAAAGTAGGAATGATCGGATTAGGTAGGATGGGTGAGGGTATGTCCCGCCGTCTTATCAAAGCAGGACACGAGGTTCATGGATATCGGAACAATTATAAAAAAGCAGAAGAGCAATTTGAAAAGGGTTATATCAGTGGATGTGCCACTTCTATTGAAACTCTTGTTCAAGTAGTCAACACCACTAAAGGTGTATTCACAGATACAGCAAGACAACCAGGCATCTTTATGATGGTGGTTCCAGCAGAAACAGTAGAGGACACAATCAATGAGCTACTACAGTTTTGTAGTGAGGGAGATATTATTATTGATCATGGCAATAG